CAGACGAATCACGCATGAAAACTTTCTTATCGGGAATGTTTACCGCAATCTCACCTATCGCTAAGTCGGATGTGCTAGGTGTTGAGTTTGCGCTATTACTTCTTTTTGGCTTTATTATGTTCGACATCTGCTTCTACAAACTCGCTTTGTTGTGGTTCTACTTGCGCGTTGTCATACTCTGCCAATTTCTCATTTGCAATTGCAAGTTTAGATTTAAGCAGAATATTCTCTAAGTTTAAATCATTCATTTGAGATGCGAGTGCATTCACATAAGTATTTATTAATTTCTCATCCATATCATTATCTCCAAATTGAGAGGACTGTAGTGTCCTCTCTTCATGTTTTTATTTATACTAATATAATTAGTAGGTTCCGCCATCAATCGTAGCCGCATTAATTGTTTTAGCAGTGTTACTAGTCAAGAATGTGCCTACTCTCGCATCTGTGTAATACAGATTAGTATTTTCTGTTAAGTTAGCAGTAGTGTGATTAGAAATACTTGAAACTGTACCCGTCACGTTACCTGTTAATGCGCCTTCAAATGCAGCTACCAGAACACCAACTGCGTATCCTGCACCACTTTTATTTACTGTAGTGCTTGGAGCTGCTTGCAAGTCTTTGAACAAGTTCCATTTACCGTCAGTCGCATCTCGGAATAAACCAGAGTATAAGTCTTGAGAGCCACTTGTATCGTACAGACCATAAAAGCCTATATCAACCGCGTCTGATGAATTGTTGCCAGTTGCTAAAGAAAACAGTGGATCGCTTACTGCTAAGTTTGTTGTATCAACAGTAGTTGTTGAGCCACTAATTAAAAGATTGCCTGATACTGTTAAGTTGCCTGCGACAGTTGGGTTAGTCACAAGACCTACTGTCATTGTATCAGTAGCACTTACAGTAACGTCGATTTCATTTGCTGTGCCGCTTACTGTGAGAGTATCGCCACCAGCAACAGACTGTGTGTTTGATCCGTCTGACAGAGTAAATGAAGTGGTGATAGCCGCAGTAGAAACAGCGGTTACAAGACCCTTCGCGTTTACAGTGACAACAGGAATAGCAGTTGTGCTACCGAAGTTACCTACGTTTGAGTTTACAGTAGCTAGTGTACCTGCACCTGTTACGTTAGCTGCACCAGTAAAAGATGCTGAGGTATATGCTAAGTCGCCTGTGATAGCAATAGTTCTACCAGTTGCTAATGCAGTTGCAGTGTCAGCATTACCTGTGACATCACCCGTGACATCGCCTGTAATACCAGCTGTGATAGTTCCAGCTGAGAAGTTACCTGAGCTATCTCTAACCACTAGCTTAGATGCAGTATTGGCACTTGCAGCACCATCTACAATATCAGTGTAATACTTACCACCAATAGCATGAATAGCAGCACCGCCGCTATTTGTCGATTCGATATAGAGTTTGGACCCAGCACCATCATTTGAAGTGTCCATTGCATATGCAAGTTCACCTACAGCTAAGTCACTCGTAGCAGGGGCTGTTGCAGCAGACCCACGTTTAATTTGAATGGTCGAAGCCATTGTTCTCTCCTAAGTTTATTGAATTCGTTATGACCCGAATGTTCCACCGTCTAACGTTGCGCCTGCATCCAATTTAGCTTGAATTGCAGAAGCTACTGCGGAACTAGTTTCGACTGATTGATCGACCTTAGTTTGCAGTGATACGGATTCCCATTTCTCAGTCTCAGCATTATAAACTAGAGTTTCCCCTGTAGCAATTACGCCATCTTCACCTTTATCTAAATTTCCTATATTGTCTTCTAACTTCGCAATTTTAATCTTGGAAGCGGCTGTTGTAGTAGCGATGATTGTACTGCCGCCGACAGAAACTTTCGCTGAATTGCTACCACTTGTAACTTTTACGTTTACTTCATTAGCCATGTTATTTCGCTACCTCTTGCTTCTGAATTACTTTGTTGCTTCTGGGGTAACTGTTACAATACCTTCAATTACTCTAAGCGTTTCAGAGTCTGCAATTGAGACTACTTCTAAATCATACACATACCTACCTGCCTTCAATGTACTGGTCTGTGTTGCAGTTAAAGATAGCGTTATTACGCCTCCAGTAACATCAGTTTTTACTGCTGTAAATGCAGTATAAGTATTAGTGTAATAACTTTTACGAATATGTGCAGTGGGTGTGTAGTTGGTCAGGTCTTTAGCTGTTCCATCTGGATTTGTCATGTTTACCACAATAGAAAACGTGGTACCCTGATCGATTAGCAAATTGTTGATAGTAGCCATACCGCACCCTTAAAGTTTATATTATTTATAATAACACGAAATTTATGAAAACTATACTCACCCTGAAATATGGGAACAAGTACAGCGCGTCTGATGTAAACACTATTTATGACGCTACTGAGGGCGCATATAACTATGTTTGCTTGACTGACGATCCTATAGGCCTGTACAATGACATAAAAACAGTGCCCGTCGATGCTGAGTATGGTCATTGGAACAAGGTTCTAATGCTAGGTCTAAAGGATCTAGGTGACGTACTGTACTTAGATTTAGATGTCCATTTACAGCAATCAATTGTTGACATCTGGAAGCATTGTCAGTATACTGCGTCTGTCGCTTTCACATACTGGAAATCAGATACTTTTCCGACTAAGCGTATAGAGTCTAATCCAGACCCTATGATGAGCTATCTCGGAAACTACAATTCAAGCGTTATGCTATGGCGAAGTGGTCACTGCAATCACATAGTAGATAAATTTGTAGCAGATGAAGATTACTACATGGTTAAGTATTGCGGTGGCGATGATCGATTTCTTTGGCATGAATGCGAGTTGAATGCATTACCTAAAGGATTGGTATACTCATACGTCTATGGCGCAGACTATATATATGATAACAAATCATTTGAATACCGACCTGACTATATGATCGCCCTGTTGAATGGGATTGATCGACACAAAAATGTGAGACAACGATATTATGATGCACTTTCTGTGCATGAAATGGGGTGATAAGTATTCCCCTGATTATGTAAACAATCTTTACCACATGGTCAATCGAAATTATAGTAAGAGATTTAAATTCTTTTGCTATACTGACGATGCCTCTGGATTAGAGAAAGGAATACAAGTCAGAGCGATTCCTGACATAAAGCCATTGCATCCCAAGCACTGGTTTGGCAGAGAGAATTATTGCTGGGACAGAGCAAAGTTTCTACTGTTCAATTCTCACTACTGGCTAAAAACGAAAGGACCCTTTTGCTACTTTGATTTAGACGTTGTTATTCAAAATAACATCGATGACTTTTTCGAGTTAGCAACCGCTGGTCCGCATATGGTTTACAGTAACTGGGATGACCCAGCAAATCTGAATCATAGAGCATTCAAAAATATCAAAGGCACGCCTTATAATTCTAGTGTCATGCTATGGAATAGTGACCAGTGTGAAAAAATATACAATGATGTAATGAAGAATACAGATGTTGTATTTAAAACATTCTTCAAAGGATCTGATAATTATCACTACTGGCGAGAAGATCATGTTGTGGGTAAAAACTTTTGGAAGTTTCTATCTGATGATTCTGTCTACTCTTACAATAGGGGTAGAAAATTCCCTGAAGATATTGAAGAACATCTGTACAGAGAAGATGCGCAAATATGCCTGTTCAACACAGACTTAGTTCCAGGTGATCGCGTACAATACAAGCCGCACGAATTACAGAAAGACTATGACTTGCTGATTCACTGGCATGGTAAAGATGACTTTGAAAGATTGTGGTTACCTAAGCTGCCTGAAAACTTCTTTGACTATACTACAAAAGACCTAAAAATAATTCAAGACATGGTTGACAGAGAAGATCATGTGCAAATAGCAGATAAGTTTTTATCTGAGTTCCCTAGATTCACGCGAGAATGGGGTAGATATCACAAAGACTACGACAAGATGAAAAACTGGTTGCAGTTTGAGTGGTTGAAAGAACGAGCGATCACAGACCGATATTTGAATTATGAAGCACATCAACTCATAAAAGAAAACTATGATTCTGGTGATCTTGTTTCTATGCATAAAACATTTGTCGATGCGTTTCCAGAAGATGTTAATATTAAAGAAGCTGATCAGAGTATGTTATGGAACATGTCATACGAAGATATCTGCGAGACATTCGATACACTGTATGCATATCAACGACAAGATTGGCTAATGCAACAGTACGAAGAGAACGGACCGTCTGTTTTCTTTTGGCATGCGACTTATAATGAGCTTGCTGAGTTGTACAAAAAATACTACTTCCACAATCTGACTGAGTTGTTTTACGATGAAAGATACGAAGAGGTATTTGAGAGACTCTACAACATCATGCCTAGAGAAGAGTTGCTGCGTGTTCTGAATCAACAGGGCGATGATAATACGCTGTTTAAATATTTTCAGAGTTACGGCGAAGAGTTTAGCGACTTGTACAAAGGGCTGTATGATGAAAAGCCTGACGGTGCAATCATACAAATGTCTACTGCTAGAAATGATACGGGCAACGAATTCAACGATATCTTTATTGATGGACAAGAAATGTCTGCAAAGAAACTCGGTGAGATATTTGATGGGTACGATGTAAATTGGATTACACTCTCATGCGAAATAGCAGAGCCTGTATTGTGCGACAATTTTACAGAGGTGTGTGAGTTCTTTAATAAGCGAAACATCCCTATAACTCTGCAAACTAGATTAAAAAATCTTGTATTAGATGTTGATGTCGCTGAAATAGTTTACCTCCCACCTGAAGAAATATCTGAAGAAGAGCAGTCTGTACAGGACACGATTGATAACAACAAGCCCGTCGATTTAGAAACTCTGCGTAAGTTCTATCACACTATAGAGACTCGCAATAGAAGAACAAAAGCAAAAGACAAAGATCCTGTTTGGTGCGATGCAAGAAAGAGTTCATACTTCTACATAAACTCTGCGGGCAATACTTTCCCATGTGCATTCATTGCAAGAGATGTCACCGAAAACAAATTATTTCCGTATCATCCTATTGACTACCCTTTCAATATGCAGTATAATGATAGTACAAAGTTTCCTATTGAAGAGATAATATATAATAGCGATATGCAAAACATAAGTGAACATTTAAAGAGAAATCCTTTGCCTATATGCAAGAAGAAGTGTGGAGATTGTAATGCGTGTTAATTACGTTTGCTCTAAGTGGGGTACGAAATACGGTCCGCATTTTGTGAATCGACTTAAAAATATGGCATTCAGGAATACTTCATCTGAGTTTGAAGCGCATTTCTATTGTTATACTGACAATGCAGAGGGTTTAGATGCCGACATCAATGTTATCGATTTTCCTGATATTCCTAATATCCATCCTAAGTATTGGTTTGGTGCTGAAGATTTTAAGTATGGTATGGCTCGTTGTTGGGACAGGCCTAAGACTTTTGTTTTCAACACTCACAATTTTGCTCATGACAAGCCTACTGGTCGTTTTGTGTTTTTCGACTTGGATGTTATCATCCAACGTGACCTTACTCCTATTATAACATATAACTTGGAACGACCTACTAAGATGAAGTCTTGGTGGCAAGATCCTAGACCAATGAATACGAGACGATTTAAACTTTCCCATGGTGCGTATACTAATGGTAGTTGCCAAGTCTGGAGTGACGATCAATGCGAACCTATTTGGAATGATGTATTAGAAAATCAAGAAAAGATATGGTTCACATTTACTGATGGTACCGACAATTATCATAGTTGGCGTTGGGGTAGATATGGCGCAGATCTCTGGGATCACTTTCCCAGCTGGATGGCATACTCTTACAATCGAGGCAGGTCATGGGACGAAGATGATTTGAATGTAGGCATCTACAGAGACAATTGCATCGTATGTGTTTTCAATGTTGACCTACTTCCGTTTGAAGATGAAAGCAGGGGCAGCACGAAACAAGATGAATTGGTAGATCCAAATTTACTGGCACATTGGAAATGAACATCTACACGGTGAAATGGGGCAGCAAATATGTTGCTTCTCATGTAAATCAGTTACTAGATAGCTGTAAGCAACATCTGAGTTGCCCTTTTCAATTTCATTGCATCACTGAAGATGGTGAAGGATTGTCAGAAGAAATAAATGTCATTCCTATTCCAGAGAACAATCGTATGGAAAAGTGGTGGAATAAAATGTATCTGTTTGATGATTTGATTGTCACTCAGAAAGGTGAGAAAATGTTCTTTGACTTAGATGTAATCATACAGAAAAATATTGATGTGATTGCAGAATGGGAAACGGGTGACTGCTTGACATTCGTTAAGACATGGTGGCATGACTTGGATGATTCGTATGAAAACACTCGCCACATCCCGCATAAATATACAGACTTAAACTCTAGTGTTCTACGTTGGAATGATTCACTTGATACTAGGGCAATCAAAGAATATTTTTTAAAGTATAAGAAGCAAATTTTATGGTACTATCGCGGACTTGACAATTTCTTTTATAATAGAAGAGTTGTAAAGCAGAAACTGTTTCCAATAGGTTGGGTGTATAGTTTCAATCAGGGCTTCTTGTTTCCGCAAGATACCGAAAAACATGTCTATAGGGAATTGCCCTATATTTGTATTTTTGACTCAATGGGTAAAAGTGAAGATGTTAAATTCTAATTTTCTGAATAACTATAAAAACTGGGGTGAAGCTATGCATGTGATCGAAAGACGCATGCCGCACAAGCTGACTGACTTTAGAGAGTCCTTATCTAACAACAACGTCGAAGCAAGTATATGGCTTGTTGAAGAACTGAAAGAATACCTTGAAGAGCATTATCTAAAGACAGGTAACTTGCGTGTACTGATATTGAATTCTTGGTTAGGCATTCCTATGGTGCCATTGTTGTGTGAAAATCTAGATATTGCTCAGTTGCATTTGGTTGATATAGACGAAGAAGCAATTGAACTATCTAAGATTTTTCACAAGTACTACGCGCAAGAAAAGTTCATCAAGACTAGACATCACAACCTAGACATCCCGTTTGAATTTGATAATCTAAACAAGATTGAAGTTGATGTTGTAGTGTGCGTTCAGACTGAACAGATGTATCCTCTCAAAGATCTACGAACAAAGAATCCGCATGCTGTGTTCGCATTGCAAAATAGCAATGTCGTAGAAGAGATGTATGGCATAAATTGTGTTGATTCAATCGATGCACTTAAAGATCAGATTGGATTGGATGAGGTGAACTACGAAGGCTCTAGACCGCAAAACTATTATGCTTGGGACGGTAAGAAAGAGTTTGAAAGGTATATGATTATCGGTCAACGAGACGGGCTGCTTTAACAGCCCTCTATATCTTCTACCATCATTTCCCACATATCTTTATCAGGAATCACCATACCAAAAGTGTGTCTCGGCGAGTCAGATCCTGCGCAATGCCAGTAATGTAAATCTTCTGATTCATTCTTGCCGCCATAGTAGCCTACTTTAGCTGACCATCCAGGTGTATCATGTAATGTGATAATTGCATCTTCTCGTTTGTCATAATATTTGAACCAACCTTTCCCTTCTGGATTATAGTTGATTAGTATATTGTAACCAGGGCAATCCCAGTTGTTATGCCAACCCATATAATCAGATGGCATATAGAATACATGCACAGCACTAAACTTAGCACCTAGAAACTTTACGAGTGCATCATTAATCTCGATTGACTTTGCGCGATGATCTGCAGGTATGTCTGGTCCCGCTTGCAAGTCTCGTATTTTAGATAACTCAGGGGGACCTTTATGCGATTCCTCACTCATAACTTCAGAT